CTCGGCTTTTGTTGAGACCCATCAGAAGGATTACATCTCGCTCCAGGAAGCACCTGTGTTGAGAAGTGTGAATGTCGCCTCGATGAACTCAACCGTCTTGGTTGGCTTGAGACCAATCCTGAGCTTGAGTTCATTCCTGTCGATGACATCAGGAGTGTTGATGGACTCGTCGCAGATGAGCTTATAGTCGTAGAGACCGCCACCAATCTTCGCCTGCTCGAACATCGGCTTGATGAGGTCGATGACCCTCTGGCGAAGTGCCGCAGTGTGTCCCTCGTACACGACGTATCTCAGGACCTTGTATACCGCACGTTCAAGACGGAGCATGAGACGACGGACGTTTACGCGGTCGAGTGCGGATGGCTTGCTCTGGAGCGTCCTCTGACCCTCAAGGATGATTCCGTCCTGAGGATAGTTGATTGCGTAGTTCCAGCTCTTCGTGTAAATCTGACCAGCTTGCTTGTTCGTCGGGCTGAATGCGACATCAAGAGCCGCAACCATACCGCGATTCAGACCAGCTGGAGCATCCCAGTACTCGAAGTTGAGGTCCGTGAAGATGTACACACCACAAGCCTTGATTGAAGGTGGGCACCAGAAGTAATCGCCGCTGAACTCGTCAGCAACCTGGAACCAGTCGCAATATCCAGCACCATAGGATGTATTGATACCCGTCAGGTATTTCGTGTAAGGAAGGATGTTTGCGTCAATCGTATTGGTTGGCTTGGAAGGACGGACAATCTTCTTCTGACCCTGTAAGCAGTATGGACGAGGACCGTCTGCGATGAACATGCAGTCCTTACGGATGTTCTTGCAGAAGTTGTCCATCTTCTGGATTACGGTCTTCCACATCTTGACATCGTTGTCCTTTGCACACTTCCACAGAGCTGCATCAGGCGAGATTGGGTCAAATGCACCCTTTGTTCCACCATAGACCGTCTTGATGAACTGTGCGATGTTGGAGATACCGCCGTCGACCACAATGTCAATCTCACGCTCGTTGATGTCCGTCACCTTGTCGTAGACGATATCGAGAGCCTTGAGAATCGACTCGGAGATATCGATGTCCTCTTCACACATTCCCTCATAGAAACCGAGTGAAGCGACCTTTGCCGTCTCGTGTGGAACAACCAGAATGTCGAGTTTGTTGTTGTAGTCCTCGCGGAGGCTGTCCGTTGGGAAGCAGTTCGAGAACACGTTGATGTACTGCGACTGCTCGTTGACGAGAGTGTCGATGAATGTCGTGGCACCAGTGTTGGGGTTCTTCGCGTTGCGGTCGAGAGAACCAACGAAAGCCTCAACAGTCTGGAACGAAATCTTGTTTCCTTCCGTTGCGTCAAGGTAAGCCTGGACGACCACAACACCGATTTTCTTCATGTTCTCGCGGTCGAAACCACCATCAGCCTGAAGTGCTATAGGTGTGAAGAAGCTGTTAGCCTCAAGAGCCAGAGACTCGAAGAATTCGTCTTCGCTGTCACCGTCGATACGGTCGTTGTTCAGACGCTTCGACATGACTGCAACACTGGACACATCACTTCCAAGGGTGTTGAAAGTCTTGTAGTCTACACCATTGAACTTGTATGTATTAGTACTAGTACGGCAATCAAGTGTCTGTACGAGCTTGATTGGCTCATATGTCGTCACCTCATCCTTACTGACATCAATCAGGGATTGAGCATACAGGGCGTTTGCCGCAGTCGTGACAATCGGAATGACACCGATGACTTCACGCTTGTCGTTCTTGTGGCTCTTGTCCTCAGGAATCTTTCCGTATGGCTTCCTCGTCTTGTCGACAATGAGAATCTCATTCGTTCCGACTCTCGATTCATCTGTACGGTATTCATCGACAGTTGCGAGGTCATAGAGTCCTGGAGTACCCTTGGATGAGACTTCCCACTTCGTCTTTATTGTTTCGTCGGCCTGACGGATTTCGCTGAATGCAAGAGCATCCATAGCTGTCTTGACCTGCTCCTCGGACAGTTTCTCCCTGTCGCTGTTGAGCAAGTTGTAGTATTCCATGGCATCCTCGAAATTATTCTCCGTCTTGACGAGATTGAATCTACCCTTCGAAACCACCTCCAAAGTGTCTTTCAATGACTCATAGTCAGTTGGAGAAAGTTCCATCGACTGGGTTCCGCTACCAAAGCGAAGCCTCATGCCATTGTAGTCTATATATGTTGCGGCGTTGAGATTGTCACGTGTCGTGAATGTCGCCCAGATTGTGTCGTCGGATATCTCTGGTGTATGTTCAGGTGTTGCATCGAACCAATCATCAAGCTTCAAATCGACGATTTCATCTACTATGAAGTCTGGCTCAGTCGGTGGTTTGTCGATTGGACGAGGATAGAGGAATGTATTTGTCGCACTGAGCATCAATGTTCCTATTCCACCATCGTCCGTTGGGTTGGCGACAATGACAGAAATAGTCTGCGTTATGTTCTGTGCTGAGATTTCAACAGAGATGTTCGTCATGTCAATCGTATATTTCAGGACATCGCAGTAATCCTTGACCGTAACTGGGTCGTAACCATAATCGACACCTGTTCCGTTTATACCACCTATTGAAGAAAGTTCCTTAATTGCCGTCGCCAACTCGGACACCTTCTTGCCCAGATAGTTTTCCTCATCGAAGTACTGTAATTCAACAGTATCAGATAGTTTAGTCCAGATGACAGTTGGAGTACCAGCATTCTCTTTATGGGCAATAATCCATTCGACGCTCTTTGCAACTGCACAACCCATTGAACTTATGATGTTTTGAACACCACCAGGAATATCATCACTCAGTGGGTATTCGTCATAGATTCCAAGAGCAGATGTCTCAAACCCAAGCTCAGTCATCCAATATGCGTTCAGTTTTGGAGCAAATGCCGCATTTTGAAGTTCTCTGATGTATGTCGCAACCTGACCCTTGGATACCTGCTGCTTAAACATCTCATCAAACTCAGAAGAATCAAGCCCATCAGCATATACATCGAAGAAATTCTCATCGTTTCCGACGACCTTTCCATCTGTTCTGTTGGTACGGTTGACCTTGGTTGCATCGGCAAGAATGCCTTTTACGTCAGAAGGTATCTTTGCTCTTGAAGCTTTTGAAAGGGTATCCTTGTCAGTCGCATCCGAAATGCTGAATGTCGTGATGAAGTAGGACACCAGGTCTCGGTTGAAAGAGATGGAATTTGAAAGCAGGCTATTGTATGACGACAAAGAACCGCTGGTCAACGCGGAATATACCGTTTCAATTTCGTTGACACCTTGTGTCTTAACGACATACTTCTGACCAACGAATTTATCCCTGGCCTCGTTCTCATATGGGAGTTTACAGCAGTTGACCACCCCGTTCTGGTTGAGAACCTCCATTGAGGCTGCATAGAAGTATCTCTCGGCCTCGTTGTCAGGTTCGCCGTAATACTTGAGCCATGCACTCTTCGATGTGAAAATCATCGGAATGTAGTCTTCACCAGAGTTCGCAAATCCCGTTACGAGCACCTTGGTGCCTGTCATCGCTGGAGAATACTGTGACTTGTCAATCTCACGTATCTCGATTCCAGGAGCGTCTATAGTTCTTATAGCCATATTTTGTTAATCCTTTATCTGAAAA